GCGCAAGGGCGGATTGATATAAACCACCAAAGCTTTGGCGTGCATCATCCGCCGAGGTGGCCGTTTTATCCAATCCTACCGCAGCCGTTTTACCCGCTGTACCCGTGGCCTGTAACTCACCCGTTAAGCCGATGAGTTCTTTTTTAGCACCACCCACCACGGTTACCAGCTGGCGGCCGTCGGCGGTTAATGTCAGTGCAAGTTTTAAATCATTCATCTAATTGCTCATTAAAAATGTGAGTTACTGTGGTGGCGATAAGGCGCAGCTTTAGATAGTCATCCTTGCTGTACTGGCGCTCGGCCATCTCGGCATCGGCTTTCACTGCCACAATATCAAGCCCTTCACACACACGGCCTTGCCAGCGCATTAACTCCGCGACTTGGCACCACCATACCAGGGCACTTTGGTGCTCATCCCAAAAGAGTACTTCTGGGGCGTCATCCTCGATGTCAGCCTCAATCCCAAGGGCTTTTAAATCATCATCGAGTTCGCGCTGTTCTTTATCGGTTAATGGGTTACGGGCATATAACGCCCGTAACCCATCGGTTAGTTTTTTCTTGCGGCTTCGCCCGAAGCGGCATGCAGGTAAGCATTGGTGACGGCCACGCTAAAGGGTTGCCACTGATAAAGCGCGGCGCGATTATCGGCGGTGGCTTCCATAGGTTCGCCATCCGCATCACTAATCCCATTCCAGCCTAGCAATACGCGATCGTATGCGGCTTTAGGGCTTTGACGAAACAGCGCAATCCATTCATCTTCAGGGATAAGCTCTAGATCGACAGTAATCTCGTACTCAGTCACTTGGCCTTTATCGCCCGATACCTTGAGGGTGGCGGGCCATTCTTTAACAATCCGCTTTTTGGTAAAGACAAACATAAGTTCTCCTGGTGCTATTTAGTGGTTAATTGATCGATGGTTGAAATGGGTTTAAACGGGATTTCATAGGTCAGTGTGCCATCCTGATCGCCATACTCTGGACGGCCTAACGAAATCCGTGAGCTGCTCCAAACCACTTGGTTAAGGGCGCTACCGTGGCTAAACTCCATCGCCACTTCGGTGTTGTTGGCGGCTAAGGTAAAGGGGTCAAACTCGGCCAGACTAGCCGCTTCGATAATGATCTTACCGCTGGGTTTAAAGTCGGTGATCAGCACTTCTTCAAAGCCCACATATTCGGTATAAGCAACCGTGTTGGCTTGGTCATACTCAAAGCTAATCAGTTTGGCCGCAGCTCCCGCTAGCGAAAAGGCGCTGTGTTTAACGCCCACTGGCTGTGGTTTTTTCCATGCGGCAAAGTTAGTGGCGGGCATAGCAGCAGCCGTTACGGGCACAAATAGCCCCGTAAAGGTAAACATAATGCTCGGCAGTTCTTTGGCTTTCGCCGAGATTTTAAAGGTGCCACGGGCACCTAATAGCGCATGCAGTACGCCGTGGTAGTTCATGTACATTGTCAACGAGGCGGTGCTGTCTTCATTAATGGCCATCACCACACTGGATGCACCAGGGGTAATATCCCGTGAGCAGGCTTGCACCAGTGGTGCCCATGCTGGGGCTAAGTTCGCGGTGCCGCTTCCGGCCAAGTCCACGCTAAATTCAACCGTGGCATAGACCTCGGTTGCCAGTTCTGGGCTATTACCGAGTTTGCCGTCGTCATACTTCAGCTCGGTATTGTCCCCAGCCATAGGGACGATTTTGACATCTCGCCCGAGCACAGCCACGGGGACGCCTGCGGCTATCGCATCCACGCCATAGCTGGCTTCAAGGGCAAACAGTAATGCTTTTTTACGTGTTTTACGTGCCATAGTGTTAAACGCCGATGGCGTCCTCCGTGTATTCAGTCGTAAATTTATCGAGCCAAGCGACTGTGCCTGGGCGCGATGGTTGTAACTGGCCACCGCTTAAGTACAGCGGCGTGTAATCTTCATGGGGTTCCCAGCCATAGAGCAGCTGGCGGATCTGGTTTCGCTCTGCAATCACATCAGGTTGGGCATTATTGCGAGCAGGCACGACGAGCAGCACACCAATTGTTGTGGCGATGTTTTGGCGATAAAGCCCCATGCCTTCAACTAACGGGCCTACACGCTCTTGTAAATCGAGCACAAACAGCTTTTGCCGTGGTACGTTTTTATCCTGCAAGTCACTGAGCGCGATTAAGCCTTCAACATCAACGAACTGAGTCTTAAGGCGGGCGATGATCAAATCAGGTATAGAGATCATAAAAACCCCTTGCTTGACTGGCGTGACCAAACAGAGCCTGCCGATTGCACCTCGGAGGTATTGCTACCTTCTGGCGTGTCTGTCACAGGTAAGCCCAAGGTCACTGAGCCATTGCTGATTTTATCTAGCAGTTTAAGTGCATCATCGTGGCGCTTGGTGACTTGCTCCGTTGCTCGCTCGTCGTATAGGTAGTAACGGGCTAAGTCGCAACTCACCCGATTTAATACATCGGGCACAGTTGCAAGGGGCAATGGATAACGTGCTGCTAAGTAGCCATCGATCGTGGCTTTCGCATCATTAAGCGCGGCATCGATCACCGCGCTATCCATCACACCAGCGCCACTACGGTCACTTAAATCAATAAGCTCTGCCTCGCTAAAGCGGTTTTGCATATCGGCTAGGGTCGCATAGGGCGTGGCGTAGCTCATGATTATGCACCTTGCTCAGTGGTCAGTGCTGTGGCCGTATCGCTAGTGGCATCATTCTGGGCATCGGCAGGCACTTGCACCTGAACTGCCGCAATGGCAGCAACTAAATCAGGTTTGTTCATGCTCTTAAAACCGACAACTTCCAGTGACTCAGCCAGCTCTTTCAGTTCAGGAACTGTCATATCGGCCAAGCTCTTTTGCTCGCCATCGTGGGTTACGACGCCGCCAATCGTGCCAGTTAACTCAGTGGTGGTTACACCATCTGCACTATTTGCAGCGCCCACACTCCCTTGCGTTTGTGCCAAACCAACCGTGCTGGTGTCACCCGCGCCAGGTAAGCTTGCAGGTGCAGCTTCTTCGATGCTAAGCACCAAACGGGGGTCAGCATTAATGGCTTGTAACTGAGCATCGGTAAATGCCGTTGCTTCAAATTCATTTTTGCCTTTAGCAAATCCGACACCCGCACGGCGATAGCCATCATGGGCACGGCAAGTAACAACAATCGTTTTCTGAGACATAACATGGGTTCTCCTAAGAAATACGAGGGCCTAGACACTAGGCCCTTGAAGGAATGACGTGACGCTCTAATCACAGAGCGTCCTGACTCCTACATGTAATCAGCCACTAACACTTCGAGTTGACCTGCCAAGGTGTTGGTGTCGCCATTAATGGTTTGCTTCATGGCTTCGAGTGCGGCCTGTTGCTGAGTACCGCGTACCACCAGCATATTGGGCTTGATACCCAATGGCTTACCGCCATCGGCTTTAAACCCACGCATAGCTTCGATTGCGGCCCAAATATTGGCGGCGGTTAGTGGCTTGGTGGAGCAATAGGCCATTTGCCAGAAGCCATAGCCCCCGTTAGCACGGCAATCTACGCCATAGCGGAACTGCTTGGCGGTAAATACCGCTTCATCATCCAGCTTGGTCATGGCAACAAATTGCATAGGCTCGCGATCTTGGTAAATCAGTGGCCTTAAGGCGCGGGTGGTATCAAGTAAGTACCATTTTGTTTGCGGTGCACCACCGTTGTTGTCGTAGTTACTTACGCTGGTTACAGCGCCTGTACCATCGTGATTGGCGTACACTGGGTGGTCGGTATCAAAGAAGTTTTGCCCGTCGTAACACAAGCTACTGGTGCCCGCATCCAGCATCGGGAACAGCAGTTCGTCAGGGAAAACTTCAGAGGAACGGCCCATTTCCTCAAACAATGGTGCATACACACCAATTTCATCATCTTTGATATCGTCACGATCAACACCAATCGTGGACTCAAAGGGTTTGTTGATGATGGCGTATGAGCTAGCGGTCATATCGTTAATCACACGATCGCCAATCCATTCGCGGAACTTAGGCCACTTGCCCAACCAACCGTAAGTATTGGACTTACTGGTTGACGGAACCACAGTCGCAATTTTTTTGTACTGGCTCGCGGCTTGGCTCTTGCCCTTTTCAAATGACAGATTAAAGCCTGTCATCAGGGCGGTGAGGGTTGCTGGTGTAATAATCATTGGTCAATTACCCCTGTTTAGAAGCGGCAAAGTCTTTGTGACTAATGCCAAGTAAGTCGGCGACCTCTTTGTCTGCCGCTGTTAAGGCGGCTAACCCCTTGTCTTTATCAAGGTCTGTGGTCGTATTGGTGGTTTGGGTGGTGGTGAGTGCCGCAATGGCCACGCGATCGTTAAGCATGGCTTTAAGGGCTGCCACGCCTTTTTCTTTACCCACGGTTTCTAACCACTCACGGTCAGATTTGCCGTAGATCTTGGCCTTTTCTTTTTCCAGCAACTCGGCTACCGCATTGGTACCCGCTTGCTTACTGAGTGCGGCCACCTGCACTTGCAGCTCATTAAAGGCCGCAACAGGCACAAACTCAGATATATCGATGCCAGTAGATTTGGCTTTGAGCGCTGCAATTTCTGTTGCTGCGGCCGTGGCCGAATCGGTGTTCGCCTTAATAGCGGCAATGGCCTTATCAATCAGCGCTTTTAGGGCGGCAGCATCTTCGAGGTTTACCCCCTCGACGCTGATCCCGAGCGCTGCGAGTAGGCGCAGTAGCTCTTCATTCATGGTGTTGTCTCCATTAGTGGGGTTGTAAGGTGTAGAACTTTTAAGTGCGGCGATGGCACGCATACCATCGAGCGCGGGTTGATTGGTTAGGGCCACGTGCAGCAGCTCTAGCACTTGGCCTGTGGTCTTGCTGTAGGAAAATACTGCACTGATATAGCGGTATTCTTTGGCGGCAATATGGGCGCTGGCTTTAGGTGTCCATTCCACCGGATTAGCAAACAAACCTTGCCCAGGCACATAACTCAATGAGCTGCCTTTAAACCAGCCCGCAGCGGGGGCGGGTTGGCCGTTTTTCTCGGCGTTGAGGGTTTGGTGTTCATAGTCAAAGTGAAAGTCGTTCACTTTAGCTTTGGCGGCGGCTTGGATAGATTGCCAAGCGGCATCATTCATTAGCCATTGGCCAGTAGGTACATCGAATGGGCGGCCATCCGTGGCCTTAAACAATCCATCTGGGAGCAACTGCACACTGGTATCGCCAGACTCTAGCGCTAGCGAGCACGCCACTGTGCCCACAGTCTCTGACGCAGAGGCGTTAACTGCCGGACTGGCTTTAACAGAGAGTGCAGCAACAGCTATGTCAATGGCGTTTAATCTAGGCATAAAAAATGGGTACTCAGTTAACGTGAGTACCCATTCTGTGGTGAG